AGCCCCTGAAAGTGCTATTATATACTTGTAGAGAGGAAGGAAAACCTCACAAACCAGAAAAGGAATTAGCTGACCTAACGGCTTGACGGGGAGAAGGGTAGTTGCACATGAATAAATCAATTATCAATCGCGAAGGTTGGCACACCACACACAACGGCTTTCGCTACTACGTTGAGGGCGGCAGAATCATTTACGGAATCGCAAGCCTTTATGATGGTAGGGAGGTAAAGGTTTTTCCGTTCAGGGTTCAGAGCGACCGCGGCATAATTATTGGCTACGAACGAGTTGAACCGCTTGCCCGTTATTACAATTTAACCCGTTACGTTTGGAGACAATAACCGGAGGTGAAATGAAATGTTGCTAACGGCAATCATGCTTGTAATTCTTGTAACATGGGGGTTGCAACAATGAACAAAAGAAAACGCCGATATAAAGTCATATCGTTATCCATGTATCCAGAAGATTTGAAGCGACTAAAAGAAATATGCGACATTAGCAGAATGGACAATCTTTCAAAGACTGCCCGCCTCTGCATTAAAACCGTTTACAACGAATTGCTGAGAAGGGGGCTAATAAAGAATGGCACGATGGAATAAACGATTCGCACAAAGTACGGCGCTTGAAAATCGTCCTCTTCAAGCATCCGTCTATGTCGGCACAAAAATTCCGAAGGAAGGGCTTACACTCAAGGACGTCAGGAAGGAAATGAAAGCGTTAATTGACCTAATGGATAAGCGCTTCAAGGCGGCAAAGAAGAAGGGCATTGAGTACGAAAGCATTAAACAGTATGAGCGCCATTATTGGGATAAGCCCTCCACCGTGCGGACGGTGGAGGAAGGCGTTCGGCAGATTCGCGCAATGTGGAAAGTTGTTAGCGGGACAAAAACACCAAAACAGTTATTTGTTACACAACAAAACCAGTGGAAACGCGAATATGAAACACTGTTACAACGTGGTTGGTTCACGGAAGATACCTTCACCTATGAAGATTTTTTGCAATTCCGAAAATTTTTCGCGGTTTACGCTGACGCGAATAAAGAAGCACAATACTATTATATACTGCAAGATATTGTCGATGTGTCGCAGGAAGGCACGACCCGTGTTAAGCGGAAATTCGCCAAATCGGACTGGGAAGACTTGCTAAAGCGGTGGGATTACTGGGAGCGTCAAGCGGACAAAGCACGGGCGCGATATAAAGAACGTCTTAAAGCCGGGGAATTTGTGAGCGGTTCGACCGTTCGGGCAATGCTTGAAAAAGCAAAAAGAGAAGGGAATATTTAGGAATGTTAAGCGTATATGATGGAATCCAAAAAGTAACGGCGTTAGCGCCTGATAATCCACGGGCTAAAATCGTATACGCTAATGCGCTGATGGCATTTGACATTGAAACAACTCGGCTTGAAGATGATAATGCTGTAATGTACATTTGGCAATGCGGGCTATGTGTGGATGGAGAATACTATATCACATATGGTAGAACGTGGGAAGAATGGACTGCATTACAGGAAGCAATAAATGCGCGACTTGGCGGAATTACAATAATTTGTCTTGTTCACAATCTTTCCTATGAGTTCCAATTTCTTGCCGGGCTTTACGAATTTTCCGATGTGAAATGCCTTAAAGCCCGGAAAATACTAGCCGCTACATGCGGGTGCATTGAGTATCGCTGTTCCTATATTTGGACAAATAAAACGCTTTCAAAATTTCTGAAGGAAATGAATGTCCAGCACGTGAAGAAATCGGGAGCGGAATTTGACTATTCTAAATCCCGTTATCCGTGGACAAAACTTTCAGAAGCGGAGATTGAATATTGCCAAAATGACGTTATCGGTTTACTTGAAGCTGCCGAAAAGAAGATTTCGCAAGATGGCGACACTCTCTATACAGTTCCGCGCACGTCTACGGGATACGTGCGCCGTGATGCAAAACAAGCGTTAAGCCAAACACCACTTGGAGCGCTTAAACCCACAGAAGAGATTTACAGAAAACTTCGCAAGGCGTTCAGAGGTGGAAACACGCACGCGAACCGGTATTTCGTCGGCAAGGTTTTGACGGGCGTGCAATCGGTCGACCGTTCATCAAGCTATTCTGACGTTATGCTGAATAATAAGTTTCCAATGAAACCATTCAAGAAATGCCCAGATGGAATAGCAACTATTAGGAGGGCTTTTTCATCCGGGCTTGCAATTCTTTGTACGATGAGCATAACAGGCGCCACCTTGCGCAATCCGTTGTGGGGGTGTCCTTATATACCTGTTAGCAAATGCCAAATGCTTATAAATCCTATGGAAGATAACGGACGAGTTCTTGAAGCGGATGCGCTGACGATTGAAGTAACAGAAGTAGATATACAGATAATTCTTGAAGAATATGATGGCGAATTTGATTTTACAGATATATATACGGCGGAGAAGGACTATTTGCCAAAACCATTTACGGATTGTATAAAACGATACTACACAAACAAAACTTCGCTTAAAGGAATCGCCGGAGGTGAATATGAATACATGAAAAGTAAGAATTTGTTAAATAGCTTATACGGCATGACAGCCACTGACCCGGGGAAAGATGATGTTATTTTTGACGGTGTAGAATACATTCAGCAGGAAACGGACGTAATTAAAAATATCAAAAAATCATTCATGCCATATCAATGGGGCGTATGGGTTACAGCGTACGCAAGGCTTGAGTTGGAAGGAATGATAAAGATTGCGGGGAATAATTTCGTTTATGCCGATACGGATAGCTGTAAATATATAAATTCAGAATCAATTAGTTATGAAGACTATAATAATAAACGCAAATCAGCATCCCTTGCGCATGGGGCATGTGCCGTAGACCCAAACGGAATAATGCATTATATGGGTGTTGCAGAAACAGAGGGGGAATATTACCAGTTTTTAACATGGGGGGCGAAAAAATATGCATCACAGGATGAAAAGGGACATATAGACATAACTATTGCGGGTGTGCGCAAAAATTCCAGCAAAAACGCTGCTGGTGATATAGTGGAATGGGGAGGTGGTGACGAACTGGAAGAAGCAGGTGGACTCGTAAAATTCGCGCCCGGGTTTGTTTTCCGAAAGGCAGGCGGGCTTGAAAGCGTTTACAATGACCATGTATGCAAGACAATTAGCGTTGATGGACACGAGTTACCAATAACCCGAAATGTATGCTTGCGTCCTTCAACATATGCGGTGGGAATTAGTTACAAATACGCGGGCTTACTCGAAGCGTTGCAGAACACTTATATAAGTGTTGACGCCGACCGTAATTTATGCTATAATCTTATTAGGCGATAACCGCCGAACAAATATTTAGGAGGGCATAATCATGAGTAACACGAAGACTAATCAGAGCATTTCCCCGGCGGAACTGTACAAGCTGACGCTTTCCCGCGAAGGGCATACGATGTCAGAGTTGATGACGAAAACCGTACGTGTCGATGCATGGGCGGTGTCTGAAACAGTTGATAGTAACGGTGAGTTTAAGCCGCGTTGCGGGATTATCGTAGACGGCGTGCCATATATCACGAATGGTAGAGCGTTCAGCGAAAGGCTTCTTGCCATTGTTGATTATCTGGGCACGGCGGGTATGGACGATGTGGGGTTCAAGATGCAAATTACACAGATTCGGAGCAAAAATAACCGCAACTACACGTCTTGCGAATTGATTTTCGATTGACGCTGTCAGAGGCAGGGCGAATAACCCTGCCTTTTATTTTTAGGAGGGCGTATGAATAACCTATTTTTGGTAAATGGCTATGTTGACATGGCACGAATCATAGAGCAAAAATATCCATTTATACTGATGACGGGTGCACGCGGAACGGGCAAGACGTACGGCGCACTTAAATATGTGATTGAGCACAAAATGAAATTTATCTATATGAGGCGGACAAAACTGCAAGCGGATGTTATCAGTGCACCGGAAATGTCACCGTTTGCACCAGTGTGTGATGACATCAACGTCCCATTTGAAATGGATAAAGTTTCTAAAGAAGCAACCGCAGTATATATCAATGAGGAAAGCATCCCTGCCGGGTATATCATGGCACTGTCTGGCGTGTCAAACATTCGTGGCTTTTCAGCGCATGATATAGAAATTATTATATTTGATGAATTTATACCAGAATCACATGAGCGCAGAATAAAAAATGAGGGTGATGCATTTTTTAACGCCTACGAAACAATAAACCGCAATCGTGAACTTGATGGTAAACCTCCTGTGAAATGCCTTTGCCTTGCGAATAGCAATAGCATTGTAAACCCGATTTTCCAAAGTTTAGGGCTTATCACGATTGCTTATAAGATGGCAGAGAATGACACGCAGGAATATAAAGACGGTGAACGCGGATTGTATCTGATAAACTTGCGCAATAGCCCGATCAGCAAGAAGAAGGGAGAAACCGCGCTTTATCGGCTTCTAAGGGATAATAAAATAAAAGATATGTCGTTGGAAAACCGGTTTTTGGATAAGCCTGTATTGCAGACCATGAGCGCGAACCTAAAAGAGTACACACCGGTTGTAACTTGCGGTGAAATTACCGTTTACAGGCACAAGAGCAACCACACATATTATATCAGCCCACACGGGCAAGGAACACGCCCGATATACAGTACAACGGAAAATGATTGTTTACGTTTTCGCACGCTTTATCGGTATCTGATGCTGGCATATATTGACAGGAAAATATTTTGCGAATCCCCTGCTTGCGAAATTGTTTTTTGTCAATATTTTGGAATAGTTAAATAAGTCTTGACAAATTGTAAAAATTATGATACATTAGTTGTGGCAATAGGGAGGCTCGAACGACAACCCCGGAAGGGTGAGCATGGCATAGTCGTATGCCGCGAACCCTATTGCTATTTTATTTCCGGGAATACGGGAGGTGCTGATATTGTGGATGTTACTGCAATCACGCAACTTGTAACTACGGTTGGATTTCCCATTGCTTGTACATTTGTCTTGTTTTCCTATCTTAACAAGGAGCGGGAACAGCACGCGGCTGAAACAAAAGAACTAAAAGATGCGCTGAACAATAACACGTTGGTTATCCAAAAATTGATTGATAAAATGGATGGTGATGCAAATTGACTGCGGCAGAATGGGCGGAAAAAATCAGCGCAGACCGTAATACTCTAATCGGCATCCCATATGCAACACTCGATTGTCAAGCATTTGTCGAATTTTGCCTAAAAAAATACGCAGGAATTTCCAGAAACTGGCGCGGCTCAAATGACATGTGGCGCAACGCTGTGCATGATAAGTTGGCAGATTTTGGAAACATCGAAGATGGCGAATGGGTATTTACCATCAAAAATGATGGCAAAGAACCTAAGCGTTACACCGATGGTGTAAACGCTGCACACGTCGGCATCTACATCGGCAATGGGGAGGTTATGCATTCTACCACAGGGGGAGTACAAATGGATAAAATTACTAATACACGCTGGACACATCGCGCGAAAGCAAATTGCCTTGATTATGCTAAGGATGTAACGACAACTGAAAATAGTTTCAATGCCCTATATAACGACCTTGTAGCACTTGTAAATAAATATGGAGGTAACAAACAATGAATGTATCTGACATTTTGACGCTGGCAAAAGCTGGATTTACGGCAGAGCAAATCGGGAAGCTGATGACCGTAGATGCACAGGCACCGGTGCCGGCACAGGCACAGGCGCCGGCACAGGCACAGGCACCGGCACAGGCACAGGCACAGGCGCCGGCACCGGCACCGGCACAGGCACCGGATAATACACAGGCGCAGTTTGACAAGGTTTTCCAGCAGATTGCGAACCTTACGGGAATTGTGCAGAGGGGAAACATCGCAAACGCGCATCAGCCGGATTCACAGCCGCTGACGGCGGAGGATGTTCTTTCGGAAATCATCCGCCCGAACTAATGGAGGTGTTAAAATATGGCTAATACGCTTAGTATTGATAAAATTAGTACCCTGCTTAAAGCAGTTCTCAAGGATGCAACCGGGCAGGATACAGCCGCGCTTGACACTAAGCAGTTGTTGACGCTCGGACAGAAGGCGCTGAAAACAGGTGCTGACCCTGTAATGAATGCAATTTCACAGATGCTATCGCGAACAATTTTTTCCAGCCGCCCATACAAAGCGAAGTTTGAGGGTATGCGGATTCCCGGCGACCAGTGGGGGAACTGGGTGAGGAAAATTAAGACGATTGATGACCCGGACGACCTGACCGACAACCCTTACTGTGATTTGACCGACGGGCAGAGCGTCGACCAGTACACGATTCACAAGCCTAAGGTTGCACAGTTTAACTTCTACGGACAGCAAAGCTACGAATATGAAAAAACGATTTTTGAAACGCAGTTAAACACGGCGTTTAATTCGGCAGAAGATTTCGGTGCATTTATTTCGATGATTCTTACAAACATGAATAACAAAATCGAGAAGACGCACGAAGAAACCGCGCGCGCGACCGTTGCGGGTTTTGCCGCCGGCAAGATTGCGCAGAATGCCGATGTTATTCATCTGCTGACGGAGTACAACACCGCGACTGGACTGGAACTGACTGCCACGACCGTAATGCAACCGGCAAACTATAAGGTGTTTACCCAGTGGGCGTTTTCGCGCCTTGCTAACTTGTCCGATATGCTGACGGAGTATTCCAGTCTTTACCAGACCAATAGCGCAGATGGCGTATTTCTCCAGCACAGCCCGAAATCCGCACAGCGCGTGTATCTTAACTCTATGTTTATGCATCAAACCAACATGATGGCGCTTGCGGATACGTACCACGATAATTTCTTGCGTATGGCGGGTGATGTTGAATATGTCAATTTCTGGCAGATTATGACTGACCCCCAGAAAATCAACGTTGTAAAGCCGCAGTACCTTGCGGCTGACGGTACTATCGCCACTGCAACGAAAGACGTAAATCAGGGCAATGTTCTCGGAATTATTTGTGACCGTGACGCATTCGGGTATAGTCCAATTCTCACGCGGCAGAGGGTGACGCCTCCTAACGCGAAGGGCGAATATTACAATATTTTCTGGAAGTACAACGAGCGGCACGCCATCGACTTTACTGAAAAGGGTATTGTTATTCTGATGGATTAACTTAATAGTAATAGCCCTGTATTTGCACAAAACAGGCCCTATAAGGCGCCCAAGTTAATACCATAGCAATACAGGGCTATTGCTTTTGAGGCGATTCTGCGCGATTTTCCAAATGTGTTGGTAAATAACTTTACCAGAAAATACAGGAGGTGCAACATGGCAGGAGATAGACAGAGGTTGCCCGGTAGCAACATAGTCCCTGCTGTGGACAGCACAGCAACACGCTATCCCCATTGGTACAAGCCATTTCGGTTGCCACAGGAGTGGTATTATAGTATATACGATGACCCATATTTTGACTATCAAGACCACGAGACAGCGAGCGAAACAAACGGCATACTTATTGCAACTGGGCTGTATAAAAACGGTTGGAAAATCCCCCAAATATCCGCAATTCTTGGGAACATGTGCCGTGAATCTACGCTTAACCCTGCATTGTGGCAGGGCGGTCATGCGCCAAGCCCCGAACCAAATAATTACAAACAGAACACAGAAAAGAAATACGGTTTTGGGCTTGTACAATGGACAGGAGCGGATAAATATATAGATTGGGCACTTGAAATATTTGGAACAAATGGGGCATATGCTGGGCTTGATTGTTGGTATAATGGTAGTATCCAGATAGCGCGCATTATGTACGAGGTAGAACACAATTATCAGTGGGAAGGCGGCACAATATACCCTGATTTCCAAGATTTTTACTTTTCCGATAGCACAGATGTCGAGCAGTTGACAAAAAGTTTTTGTCTCTGCTATGAGCGCCCTGCAATCACCGACTGGGAAGCAACAAGCAAATATCGCATTCAGTGGGCTAATTATTGGTACAATAAATTACAAAAAATAAATCTGAATAGCTTGCCCATTTGGTTTATTTGCAAAGCCGCTAATAAATGGAGGTGAAAGAATGCAAATAAGATTGTATGCGTTCCGAAAGCGCATTAATTCCACGAAACGCCCAACTACAAAAAATGAACAGGGGCAGCTATCTTTTCTGACAGAATGCACGCTCAAAGATTTAACAAGCGTTCTTGCACCGCAAGTTGCGCTAATTTTTCCGGAGCATCAACTTTCCCCGGCAGCTTACAATTACGCATACATTCCAGATTTCCATCGTTATTATTTTGTCACCGACATTATGTTCGACCGCAACCGCGTGATTTATACACTTTCCTGCGATGTTCTTGCGACTTACTGGGATTCTCTCAAAGAATCTACACAGTATATTTTGCGTTCTGCAAGCGCTGGCGATTTATCAATAGTTGATAGCCTTTACCCTGTGACTTCTAAAATTACAAGCGGGGGGGCTGATGTTACAGGATGGGGGTTACCAACTCTTGCATCTGGCTATTATGTTCTGGGTATCGTAAACAACGCAACAAATTCAGTAGGTGGTATCGCCTATTATGTGTTGTCTAACGCACAGTTCGCTTCATTGCGGCATGCCCTTTTGACAGATTTTTCTTACATGGGAATAGCGGACAGTGAAATTTCGGCGGAATTGCAACGCGCGATTATAAATCCTTTTCAATATATAGTTTCGTGCCGATGGTTCCCCGAAAAACCGCCGACGTCGGGCGCTGTTTCATCCATAACAATTTGTGGATGGGAATTTACAGGCGGAACAGCATCATTGCTTGCTGCTGATGGCGTTATCACGAAGGGAATAACTGTAAATAATATTGGCGTTCATCCTCAAATTGGGCGTGGAAGATGGCTTGCATACGCGCCATATTCTACCTACTACCTATATTATCCGCCGTTTGGTGTAATACAATTAGACCCAACAAAACTACAAAACACATCTATTGGAATCGGCATTAGGGTTGACTGTGTATCGGGAATTGGGAGTATAACTATATCATCCGGCGAAAATCTCTTGTATTACGCCGAATGTAAAATTGGTGTAGATATACAGCTTGCGCAAACAAGTTGGATAGGCGGCGCAATCTCTGACGTTACAAACGTTATCGGTTCAGCGGCAGCTGGCGCGAATGCTGGCGCGCTCGGCACTGGAGGAAGCGGAGCGCTTGCGGTATTAGGCGCTGGAGCAGGTGCTTTAGTTGGGATGACGCAAACTAACACTTTCAAGGGAGCGCTTGCCGGTATTGGTTCAGGTGAAACAACGTTTGCGGGAATCGGCACGGCGGCACATGCCGCTAACGGCGTTTTAAGTGTGCAGGGAAACAACGGAAATTTGTCAACCTATATTGTACAACCGCACATCTTTTGGAGGTTTGCCCATGTGGTAAATTCTGACAATGAAGATTTGGGAACACCATGTTGTAAGAAGCTAAAACTTTCAACGCTTACGGGGTTTACCACAGTTCAGCACCCCGATGTTGACGTGGTTCTTGCTTCGCAGCCGGAAATATCTTTGCTGATGCAATATTTATCATCGGGATTTTTCATTGAAGAAGGTGAATCTAATGGCTAATAATCCACCCTTTGATTACAACCACATAAATGCCTATGAATCGAGCATTTCCCCATCTACTTGCCACACAAAAAACACAGCGCTTTTCCAATTTTATCAACGCTATTTATTTCAGAAACTGACAAGCCAATTCAAATGGAGCTTACCCGAAGGTTGGAGCGATACGTATTTTCTCGGCTGTTTATATGCATGGGGAAGCGTTGCGATTTTTAATAGCAAGCGTTACGGTGTAATTCCGCAGGCGGGTGCATTATATGGATACAATGTTTTTTATCAGCCAACAAGCGTGATGATTGCAAATCCCCTTTTGCCACCGATGCGCTTGCAAATTGATAAGGATTGCGTTCTTTTCCGATTGCAACGCGATTACCACGGAGCGCTGGACATTGTTAATTATTACGCGGACTTGCTTGCAACTTCTGTAGAATCGCTTGCCATGAACATAATGAACTCTAAACTTTCATATGTGTTCGCCTGCGGTTCAAAAAATGCCGCACAAACTGGAAAAGAATTGATGGATAGGGTAACATCTGGTGAATTAGCTGTATGGGTGGATAAAGCCCTTTTTAACGATGATGGTTCTCCCTCGTGGGCGCCGTTCGCGCAAAACGTAGGGCAAAACTATATCGCGGACAGAATACTTTCCAACATGAGGCAAATTGAAGCAGAATTTGATACCCGCGTAGGGATTCCGACTTGTAACACCGACAAAAAAGAACGGTTGATTAGCGCTGAAGCGGAACGGAACGACGTTGAAACAGACGCAATCGTTGCGCAATGGTTTGATACCATTCAGGAGTGCATCCGCAACGTACAGAATGCGTTCGGTGTGGCAATCACTTGTGAGCGACGTTATCCGATTGAGCATAAAACAAATGGAGGTGATAAGATTGAGCGTGATGCTGGCTACAATGTATAATTTTGACCCTTCAATCTTTGACGGCGTGGAATTTCCTTCTAATATATCGGTGCAAGATTTCGTCGATTCACTCCTGATGCAGTGCGGAGAAATGCCTGTTCTTTATTCGTCCCCGCCTTTGTTTAAATCGCTAATTAGGGTATGGTCACAAATTTCGCAATATACATGGGAGCGCCTTGCCAAAACACTAACGGCGGAATATAATCCAATAGAAAATTATGATAGAATGGAAGAATGGGAGGACAGCGCCACAAACACTTCGCGCTATACAAATTCTGTAAATAACACTTCCAGTGGCTCAACAAAAGAACAGATTTACGGTTACAATGATTTGCAAAGCCCGGCGGACAATAGCGCAAGGACCAGCGCAAGCACAAGCGCGGATACAAGCGATAGTGCCGGGACAGGCACAAGCGCAGGAACTCGAAAAGGGCGGGCGCACGGTAACATCGGTGTAACCACTACGCAAGAAATGCTGGAAAATGAACGGCGTGTTGCAATGTTCAACTTCTATGATGCAATTATTCGGGATTTTCAGAAGCGGTTTTTAATTTGGGTGTATTAACAGGAGGTGTAAAATATATGGGTATTTGGGAACAATTCCCGTTTACGAATTTCCACGAACAGAATCTTGATTGGGCTTATAATTCAATCAAAGAACTTGATGGAAGAGTTGACACGCTGGAAAAGAGCGGCAATGTAAGCAAAGAATACGTGGACGAACAGGATGCGGCGCTTGACGAAAAAATCAGCGGCGAACGTTCCGCGCGAACAACCGCAGACCAACAACTCCAAAATCAGATTACAGCGCACACGACAAGTATCAGCGGTCTTAATGGAAGAATGGTTGAGGCGGAAAAGAACATAGGCGTGAAGCAGAATGTGCCTAATTTCAGAAGCATTTGGAGCACAATTGGTGATTACGAGGCTACACAGGCAATCGGCAGTAAGTTGCTGCAAGTTCAGACGGAGGGCAAGGAAAATCATCGTTCTATTGCTGGAACTGGTGGCGTGTATGATATTACTAAAGGCACAATTCAGGCGCGTCTAAATACAATCGAGGACGCGCTGAAACCCGGTTCGCTCGTAAAACAGAACAGCACAGCGGTTATCTCCATTCCGGCAAATACGGCAAGAGGTACGAGGTTTAAGCCCACGGCGGCTATTCCAGAGTTTGTCTTTGCCATTGCGGAACGTGAAACGGCAGTAACAACGGATGTTGGAAACTCTGATAATATTATTCTGCTGTGTTCGCCTCTGATTACCGAAAGTGGTGCTAAATACAATTCTTACGAAATCGAAGCTGATTGCAAGGGCGAAAACACAGCTGATTATATGCGCGTTCGTGTTAGAACTTTTGTATTCGTGGAAGGAAATGACAGCGGGGAACAGTACGCAACTACATCATATGTAGATGAAAAAACTGAACAGCTTGCAACAGAATTGGGTAACGTAGAGGCGGAAGCGCAGGATGCGTACACCAAGGCGGAGACGGCGGACAACAACGCCGCAATTGCCAAGTCAACCGCAACAACGGCGGCTTATACGGCTTCAACTGCACTGGAAAAAATCGGAACGAAACCAGAAGAATCAAAATATAACACCATCTGGGAAACGCTGGGAACATGGTCGGAAAATGTCCCCATGGCGATCAGAATTAATCCTGCCTATAATTGGAGCTGGAACAATCGGTCTGCTATCAATGGTACTTCGGACTATCCCACAGACAAGGCTTCTATCAATTCGCGCTTGTCAGAGTTGGAAACAGCTATTGCTAAATTCCAGAATATGCCAAAAATCGCAAGGGGACACGTGGCAGCGTACCAAGACCAAGACGTTATTATTGATTATCAGTCAGCAGGATTTACCGAAATCCCAACGGTTGTCGCGACTTTTGCTAACACGGGTGCAACCGCCGACAGTGTAACGCGCAGTCAGTTGATTTTTGCAAAAACTACAAGCTCAGCAAAAATCAGGCTTTCCGGTACTTCCAGTCACGAGGCGTTTGGCGTAGATTGGATTGCGGTTGGTGTGTAACAATAAAGGGAGGGCATTGCCCTCCCTTTATTCACCCCATGCAGTTAGATGCGCGCCCCCACGAAAACGGGTTGCAACCCAGCGATAGCCCCCGGCACGGCGGCGACGATAGAGCTTTGCGCACTGCGTACCCTTAGAAATGCTGGTAGCAATTTCCATTGACCTCATTGCAAATGTGAGCGAATAAAATTCAAACCGTTTGATACTGCTTTCATCATTCCTTTCGATTTCTCTTCCATCGGCGTCGTACCGAATAAGCACATAATTAGCTTTCATCAGGCTTCCTCCCTTTATATAATCTCTTTATTTCACCATCATTTATAGAAATAAGCTGTACTTCTTTCGCTACATAACGTGGGGTGTCCCCATCATGCCTTACAAGGGCTTTACAAAGTTGTAAAGCATTCGGAATATCGCCCTCTCCGCTCATATCACTAACTGTAATCTCACCATCTTTCCATAAAATTATCGCTATAATGACCATGTATGTTCACCTCTCATAGATTCGGACTTGTTCAACTCCGCGGAGCGGCTCAGCGACTGAACGCGCCATGAACTCCGCACGAGTTATTCTATTTGCTATGTTAGTATCCTCCCATACTGTCCAATAATAGTAAGAGTTCGTAAATGTGTAACCCTTGCGGTGCAAGTCGTCGATTTGGTCATGCGTTAGTCTTGCCTGTTTCATCGTGTAATCCCTTCCTGTGGGCTTCTTGCCGCTTTGATATAATTTCACGGGTGATAGCCCGTGCAATGGCAAGTAGGGCTTCGCGTTCGTCTGAGCTGAAACCCTTGTAACTTCGATTCGTCAAGTTGCAAATCTCGGTTAAGGTTTTAGCCCGAAGAAACTGAACCGCAAGAAAGCGAAAATCAGTCATTCAGCACACCCTCCATTCGTTCAGCCCTGAGTCGCTCAACAAACATGTCATAAAGCAGAACTTTTACTTCCGCCTGTGTTAGCTTGTCGGTCTTGTAATCATAAAGAACTGCACTAATGATGGCCTCAATTTGAACAAGCGGAATGTGGCTATATGCCTTTTGCAACCGTTCACACCATACTTCCATTCTCTCCGACATTTCTTCTCCCTTCTGGTTTGTGAGGTTTTCCTTCCTCTCTACAAGTATATAATAGCACTTTCAGGGGCT